CCCGATAGAACTACGCCGCTAGGGCAAGTTCCTCATGTGCATAACTTTCGTCTGCATTTATAAATTTGGCCGTTACCTCGTTCCAACTGGGTAAACTCCATGTAGCCTTCTGATCACGTCGATTCTGTTTCACCCCCGGAAGGGATTACATAAGCCACCATATGGTGGAGGTGGTCGGTACTGCCCCGACGTCCGCTAATCGTATCTCTACACTTCAACGTCTACAATAATAATTTATATGCCTTTTTGAAATTTGTCTACCGCGATGTCAGCATAACCATACATGTTTTTGTTCAATTCCTGCCATAGTTCTTGATCTTTATAAAAGTAATGAATGTGTCTGATGTCTGGGTAAACTGCTCTAATTTCATATTCTATGTTATGTGCAATGCCTGATGGCATTGGGTTGATCCAGGGCATTTTATGACAACCAGGAAAATGACTCAAGATGCCATCTCTAAGAGAAACATAGACTCTTACACTGCCTTCTGTGATACGATATCTGTTTAATTCTCGTTTAACTTGTATCCATTGGGGTTGCATGTGCCCTGATTCATCATGCTGTTTGTTTACGCCCATCATCATTTTTTTCAACCAATCTTTATCTCTAAGTTTGTCTTTTATTTCAGTAAAGTAATGGTCGATGGTTTTTGGCGTTCGTGTTTGCTGATGTTGTACTATGTCATGCCAAATGCCTGATATAAACCTTCGCCATGGATCCCTCCAAACAGTCCAAACCTCTCTAGGTTTAATATCCTCATGTGTGTTAATGATATCTTCTATAGTGGAATGATAGTTTTTTAAAATTACAAGATACACTACACTTGAATATTAGGCACTGCCTTGGCTGGCTGTATACCAGTCGTGCTCTTAATATAGTTGTCCACCGCCGCCTTGTTAGCCACAGTCATAGTAATGATCAATGATTTATTGTAGGCCAAACTCCCGGTAGGCTCTGCCATTATCAAGTGGGGCGTCATTGCTATGCCATTCTGCGTCATAGCTAAGGCTAATGGTCTCGCCAACGTAATTGTTGAATCGTCTTGTTTTACAAATTTGCCTATAATCTCTTCACCACCATTTAGACGCATGGCGATCATATCATTTTCTTTAAAACTATTTTCTTTTAACATGAACTTTCCTCTGCTTTAGTCCTAGTGTATAACCTAAGCCAAAAGAAAGCAAGACAAAAAATGCAATTATAGCAGTGTGCCATACTAAAAACATTATAATTTAAATCCTTTTAAAGTTTCTTTGTTAATATCTTGTTTTACTCCACCAATTATATATGATTCAACTTCTGTTTCTTGTGGAGCAACTTGTAATCCAGAAGATGATAACCAATGCTGTGTCCATGGTAATGGATTTGTAGCAGGTGGACGATCAAATAAAGGATCAAATCCAATTGCTTTTAGTCTTTTATTTGCAATCCATTCAACATAGTCTCCAAGTAATCTTTCATTCAAACCTATTATAGATCCATCTTTCATTAAATGTTTGGCCCATGCTTTTTCTTCTTCAACACAAGCCTTATACATTTCAATAACATCATTCCTACAATCTTTTGCAATTTTTGTCATATCTTTATCATCACCGTTGTGCCAATTTTTAATAACTTGAGTTGATAGATTGAGATGCGTTGCTTCATCTCTTGCAATAAATGATATTATCTTTGCAGAGCCTTCCATTAATTTTAGTTCTCCAAATGCAAAGGTACATGCAAAAGACACATAGAAACGTAACCCTTCGAGGATATTAACATTTACCATAGCAAGGTATAATGCTTTCTTCACTTCCTTAATGTCTCCTTTGCCTTTTACAAAATAATCTTGTGCTATTTTATAAAATTTATCGTAGTTTTCAGTTACAGATACGGCACGTTTTAGTATCTCCTTGTCATCCATAATGGTATCAAACACTTCAGTAGGATCAGCATAAACATTTTTCATGATATAAGTGTATGATCGTGAATGTATAGTTTCAAAAAAATCCCAAGTAATAATACAACCTTCTAGTTCTGGCAAAGATACATAAGGTAAAAATGCTAAAGAAGGACCTCTACCTTGCACACTATCTAAGAGTGTTTGATATTTTAAGTTAGAAGTAAAAATATGTTTTTGTTCAGGGCGAAAGTCTTGATAATCTGCTCTATCTTTTTGCAGTGAAACTTCTTCAGGGCGCCAAAAATATCCTAACATGGTTTGATTTAATTTATCAAGTGCTGGATATTTGAATGTGTCATATCTCTGTGTGTTTTGATCTTCACCAAAAAACATAGGTTGCTTAGAGAAGTCCACATTTTTACGATTGAATACAGTTTTGTCCATGATGTTTGTTTAATTATAAGTGTTACTATTTAACACGTCAAGTAAATTGATAACTCTTCAGTTTATCATTTATCCTTTTATGCCAATATGTTTTATTAGTCATGTGTGCTCTATTAAATTTGTGCCTATTGGCGTCAACACTAGGAGTATCTTGTGTATTCATATGACTGATCAAAGTAACTAATTGTTTGAAACGATTCACATCATCAGCGATATTATCATATGAATGGTCAATAATATCATCGAACAGATCAAAGCCTTGTTCGCGTAATAATTCTACTGTCCCTGGCACTGATACGATGATTGGTAGTGTTTCATAAAACATACTCAAATAACTTTTTTCAGTGCAACTTGTGATGTATGGCTCCTCAAAATCTGTTTCTGTCACTATCGTATAATCAACTTGTCCATAGATGTCATTTAAATTTAAGTTTTGATCAAAGTGTTTTGCTTGTGAATTTTGATTTCCTTCTTTCTGTAAAGGTTGATCGATATAGGTTGGAACAGGAAATTCATAATGTGCGTAAGGGTTGTTAGGAAAATATTTAGAAGTATCGCGAAAACTCCATAGGACTTGATCGATAATACTATTATTGTGTAAGGCACTTATTATTCCCCATCTATGCTCCTTGGCAAAATTATTCATGCACAACCACTTATGTGTAATATTTTTTGTATTTGGATTGGGCCTATCTGCAAGGACTAGATAGTTCCATAGATAAAATTCACTATACAAATGTCTTACTCCGTGCTTTTCAAAATATGTTTCGTCCGCAGTGTTATCAAACACAATGGCCTTATCTAAAAGACTGTGTTGAGCCAACTTGTTTTTAATATCTATAACTTGTTGTTCGTTATGAATGTGTTCACAAGTTTTGTCTAGCACAACAATTTTTCCTTTTTTTGCATGGACTTGTAACAGTTGGTCTAACTGCTTCTCATTAGAATACAGAAAGTCATCATAAGGCACAACTTGTTTGGCTTTAAATGCTGTGTCGTCAAAAAGTTTATATAGATAATTTGCTTCCGGTGTTGCCGACATATTTAAATTGCACAGGCATCACATTCTGCTTCTTCTTCAGGAGTCATCTGAACAACTGTTTGATCTTCAACAGTGTCTTCAATGCCTTGAGGTTGCACAGTTTCTTCTTCACCTTTATAGTCATATGTGTTTTGGTAATATGATGTCTTCCATCCCATCTTGTATGTATTGAGTAGATCACTTAACATAACACTCATTGGCACTTCATTGTTTTCAAAGTGTGTAGGATTGTAAGACCAGTTACCTGATATTGCTTGATCAAAGAACTTTTGCATTACACCAACTACATTAATATATCCCTCATTGCTAGGCATATCCCATAGTAAAGTGTAATAGTTTTTCAGTTGGGCATACTGTGGCACCACTTGTTTTAATGGGCCTTTTTTAGACTTCTTTGTGCTTAATAATGCCCGTGGAGGTTCGATACCATTTGTTGCATTGCTAACCACAGAAGAACTTTCTGAAGGCATCTGTGCTGATAATGTAGAGTGTCTTAAACCATGTGCCATAATTTGTTTTCTCAACCAATCCCAATCATACTGATATTCTACTTTGCAGATGGCATCTATATCTTTTTTGTAAGTGTCAATAGGTAATATTCCATCTGCATATTTTGTCTGTGCAAAAGCTTCGCATGATCCTTTTTCT